CGAATAGAAACGTTCTTGGTATCCCATAAAAATGTCAGATGAGTTTCGACAACCCGCATGGGTGTCATTTAATATTGCTATTTTCATTTAATCATATGCCTCAATACAAAGGGATTCTTTATTACTGAACCTATATCCCATTGCTTTCATAAAATCCTCCAATACTTGCACCATATCATCACGTGACAGATCCTTCTGCATAACGTCAATAGTAACACGTGTGTTCACAGATGTTTCATGCTCGTAGGGATGACAGATCAGTTGTATATACGGTTTATCCAGTGGTGGATTATTATAACCCATCAATCTGCATACCTCCCATGATTTATCAGGTGATGCATTCTGTGACTGTGAATAGCCCACAATAATTTAATCAAAGAGGTTTCAGTATAGACCCCCGATTCACATATGTATTTCCACATAATAAATTACCTATTTTCATTTGGTACACCCAGTATACCACACTGGGATTTATTTGTCAACTAGAAAATCTGATAGATCCGAATCTACATTCACTGCACGTCTTTTACGAATCTTCTCTTCCTTCTTATAGATGTTGAAGTGTTTGTCTGCATCCTTTACACTATCGATTCGAACACGTAACTGTTCCACGAATGGAGCAGTGTTACTATAGTCGGAGTAACCACCCTCAGTGTTCTCTTCAATGAACATAGAGAGATCTGCTTCTGAGATGTACTTGAGTTTGATGTCCTGTTGTTTCTTTTCCTTAGCAATCCTGCGTAGGAATGCAAACCATGAGATCTGTGTAAAGTATGCGAATGCATTGGGTTTACCACTGCGAGTCGCAGCTTCGATATCATAGTTCTCAATCGCCTTGAGACAATTCTCCACTGCGTCCATTACCATCTCTTCACGATAAGTGTACCGGACGAAGTTTGCCTTATGGGACAGTCCTTCTGATATCTTGAGAAAACATGACGCAATATAGTCAGTGACAATAGGTCTGGGGTTACCCAGTTCCAGTTGTTCCTTTACGTCCTTACAATACTCAACCACGGCAAGAGAAAATTCTCTATTATTAACGTAATGTGGTTTTTCCTTTGGTTTAATTGCGGTCATTATAAAATCTCCTAGTTTTAACCATTATATGCTTTTCACATACCTTTGTCAACTATTTTCTTCCTCAATCCAGAAGTAGAGAATCCGTGATCCCTTTTATTATAGTAGATCTCGATTCCCTTTATTTGACATTTGTCTTTGCCTGTAAAGTCCATCGCACGATACTCTTCCCCAATGATCCGAAGATCAATAGGATATGTGTCTAGAATATCTAGGAGTTCATTTTCGTACTCATAGGGTACGATCTCATCCACGTACTTGACTGCACTCAGTTGAATGAATCGTTCGGTGACCCCTTGGATGGGTTTGTTCTTCTCTAGTCGATCCAGAGACGGATCTACCTGCAGACCACAGATAAGATAGTCGCAGACGGTTTTCGCCTCACGTAACATAGAGATGTGTCCTGCATGTAGCAGATCAAATGCGGATGCAGTAAATCCGACTTTTTTTAATTTTTCGCTTGACATAATGAAATTCCTGTGTTATACTTAGCTTGCCGTTGCGGGAAAGTGAGTATACACCTAGTGTATCTTATCCTCTGGTTTTCGAAATTGTAGTACATTATTAGTTCCGGAGTCAGACATCTTATCCATAACGGCATCATAGGGATCATATCCTTCTGCAGGATCCCACTCCATATCAGCACCATAGAAGATATTATCACATGCTTGATTATACTGTCGGATCATTTCCTCTACAGGATTGGCGACTGCGATAATAGAATTCATTTTGGTCATGATCATTCGGTGCGAGTCATCTTGATAACACATGAACAATTTAAAGGTATACATGCGTGACCCATCATCCAATTCCCTGAACTGGATTGCGAGTGCGTTGCGGAGGAAAACATCATGATCGTCTTCCTCAACGATACGTGCAATGATTTCTTCACCTGTGACTAACTTTAACTGTTTAATCGATTCCATTATTATCCCGTACCTTTTAAATTGATAGGATACACTTTATATTTGAATCCTTCTTTAGTATATATGCGTATCCTTTCTGCGCTGTGTTTCAGAGTGAAGTTCTGGTGACTTTTTACGTGGAAGTCATCTGCAATGTCATATAGCTTGGTGACTGAGCGATCATCTGACACTCGTAAACCTCTGCCAATGGATTGCAAGACTTTGACTTGGGATTTGGAAGGAGTTGCAAAGATGATGTTGTGCAAGTTCCTAATGTTAATACCAGTACTGAAAGTGCCCAAACTAGCAACAATAATCGCATCTTTTTCTTTCTCCACTATACCACGGATCTTTTCTCTATCTTCGGTGTCGGTCTCCCCCGATACATAAAGTACTTTACGACCCTTCTTTGCCGCCTCACGTATAAGTTCAAACAGGATCTTACCGTGTTTCTCTACAAACTGGAACATCACTAAAGTGTTACCTGTCTGGTCAATTGCCAGTTTAGAGATGAACTTATTTCTTTGTTCGTTAGTAACTATATAGTCAATTTCTTCCTGATACGTTTTATCTTGCATCATCTGACATGTTAAGTCATTATACCGCAACAACAAGACAGATATGTCTAGTTCTGCGAGTTGTTTATCTTCTTGCAGTTTTACGGTGGTAGTCACCGTAAACACGGGGCCGAATAAACCTTCGAGTACGAGTTTGTTTGTCTCTGTACCATCCAGTGTACCCGTAGTACCAAATCGATACTTTGCCTTGTAACACTTATCCATCATAGTAGACAGGGACTTCGCTTTGAATAAATGCACCTCATCCCCAAACACGCAAGTAAACTGTCGGAACCATGTCTCTGGAAACTTGTAGATAGACTGCCATGTCGAGATCACGACACCTTTGTCTGTCTCTTTTTCCTTACCACTGTAAATTTTATGACACTCGTTCTCTACGTCATACCCGTAGTCCTCGAAGTCTTTGTACATCTGTTCTACTAGACTTGTTGTAGGAACAACAATCAGAGTTTTCTTTACGTTCTTATTCTCTTTCAGGTATCGCAGTAGGTTGTATATAATGAATGACTTACCACTACCTGTAGGAGACAGTAACAGTGCACGTTTGTTCTCTATGCCGTGTGCAATTGCATCGTACTGATAATCACGTGGTTCGAACGGAGCACCAAGGTTACCCAGAAACTTTACAAGATCTTGATGTTTGACTTTATCTTGAGCGTTGGGTATTCCGTACTCAGGGTTCTCAATAATCTGTAGACCATAGAATCGTTCCGCACAGAATTTCCGTAGGTGATGATACAGTCCTACGTGCATTTGTTTAGTGACCATGTTGTATAACTTGATCTTACCATCCCACACACGCCTCTTAAACGCTGGCATAAATTTATGGCCAGGCACAAAGAACGAGAAGAAGTCTCGCAACTCCTGCTCTTGGTGTGGGTTTGATTCTATTGCCATGTACGAATGATTCAACATCCGCACCTTTATTGTGTTATCCACCTGCTTGCAATCGTCTCCAATCAATGATGTTCTTAATGGTTTGATGTCTCCATTTAAGATTATCTAGTATTTCTTTAAGTGTGTCGATTACGGTCTTCAAGTATGCGATCTTCTCTTCGGACTTTTGAATCTCCGGATCTGCATCATAGTAACGATCCATGTCACCCTTCAGTACACGTAGTCCATCGAACGGGTCTGGATCCCATCCCTTCTCTCGTATAGCAGACTCATCCATGGAACCATTGTAGTAGTGCCACTTCTCTTTCAACAAAACCATCTGTTGATGTTCTGCTCGTTTTAAATTCAACTTGGTTCGGGACAGATAGTCCAGATACTTTTGGTGTAGCTTGGGGGTGTTACGAGAGTTCTTGTCTAACTCAGCATCACTAATTTCACAGTCTACTTTCCACTCTTCTAGAATGGACTCAAGATCCAACAACATTATATTTCTCCAATCATTTCAATACAGTCTTTCCAATAATCTACATCATGTGCAACAATGTGTGATGAAGTTAATCTCCAACACTTTGTATAGGCACTGTGGTAACATACTTTACCATCATCATAGTTACCGAAGTAACCTGCCTTGAGACTCCAACCTTTCTTGTCCTTGATCATAATCTCATTACCATATTTATCAAGATACTTAAACCACCCTTCTCCGGTCTCTGACCAAGTGAAGATTAGATTGTATCCTATGGCGTTCGCATTGTTGTGCCATGCTATAAATCCTTCTGGTGGGTAGAGTTGAGACAATGCATTATTCTCTATACCAAGTTCCCACTTGAGTGCCTCGTCTATCTTCATGAAGTCTTCCCTGTACTCCGGATCATCACCTTTGTAATGATCTGGTTGTAGAGTATATGAACGTGCACACTCAGGTGAACCATCATGGTCTCTACCCATCCCTACTATTATATCACGATAGAAGGGAGAAGTAAAGTATTCTGCGGAATCTTCTTTTCCAAACATGTGGTTAGTTTTGGTCACATCATACTTATCAATGAACAAATAACGAAATCTTTCTAATAGTTCAAGAACCCGTGGGTTCCTGATATCACAAACCTGCATACTAAATTATCTCAAATGTACTAAACCTGAATGATGTGTTGAAGGTGGTGAACGCAACATCTTGCACGTTGGATGCGAGGGTTATCTGTCCAATGTTGACGGGTATGCAGTCATGGTACTTAATCTTGACATTCGTGTTGTTGTGTGAAGAAAGGATCATGATAGTAATGTCAGATGCAGTAGCCTTCTTGGTAGCAGTATCATATTCCACGTGACCATCATTTACGATCCTCTCCAACCAAGCTTGCATCTCTTTGTATGCAGACATGTCCTCATCAAGGATAATGTCAACCGACATCTCACCGTAGTTGATCTTGTCTCCCGCAATAGGGACACGATTGACACGTCTGGTAGGAATCTCTACCGGAGATACTGAAGCGCCCGGATGTGTAAAAGACTGTGCGAAGTACTCTAGATTAGAATAGTTATCTTTACTGATAACAAACTTGAATCCAGTAGGTTGTAGATAGTTTAGATTTGTTGTTAATGCCATTAGTCGAACCTTGCCTGTTGTGCACGTTTCTCGTTCTGTTTAGGATGCCATCTTCCATATACACAGTGTGCAAGTTCATGACCCCAATACTCAGGTTGATACTTCACGCCAGCATCATAGGTGTATATTGTACACCGATTACCGTATGGATCAATAGTACCAAATGCCTGAACGGTACCATCATTCCATGCTCCCTTTTCCATTGCAATTTTCCGGAACTCTGCTTTAGTTTTGAACAATACCATCTTGACGTGTATTTCCGTCTTAACGTATTCTGGTTCTTCGAAGTAGTATCCGTCCGGTGACTTATTACTGCTATCAGAACACCCCACAATTATAGAGGATCCGATAAGAAGTAGTGCAATGCATGTGTGTATTTTATTCATCATGCTTCTATTTATACAAAAAGAAAGGGGGTGTTACCCCCCTATTTTACCCACCAAAGGTCAGTCCACCAGAATCGCTCGAACCTTCGTCCGTGCATTCTTCATCATACCGCTCATCATTAGTTGTTGGTTGTGAATACCCAAATCCTAAATTTTCAGAAGTGGGTGTATAGTCATCACAGAATACATATGCACCATCATTGTTGGTATCACATGCACGTTGCCAAGAGATCATATCGAAAGTCAACCCTTCACTCCAAGGGACATATGCTTCACACCACGCAACAGAACCGATTTGATACTCGTCCTGTGGTTGTGGTACATAGTCTCTTTTAGTCCAAGGTTTTTGTACACGGAAAAATGTATCTTTGTTTTTCATCAATTGACGTTTGAACAAAGAACTATTTGGTGTACTGATATAGATCTCTTGATTTTCTTCGAGAGTATACGTAGACCCATCGTCATAGTTAATTACCGTTTCTGCTTGAGCCAAAAACGGAACCAGTAGTAAGAACAGAACTGCTCTCATGTCATAGTCCTCGTGTTGAGGTGTGCGCTTCCATTCGTTTATTGACTACCATGTCTCTTTTATATAGGCAAAAAAAAGGGGAGTCTTGCGACTCCCCCGAAAAGATCCCTGAACGAGATTCTATTTCTTATCTCAACTTACGTTAAGATGTTGTCTACTCGGAAGATACGGTAGTACTGGTTGCTCTTAGCAGCGGCAAGACCGGAACTAGGAGTTGCACCAACGAATGGGTTTGAAGCCATACCGTAACGAGTTTTGAAACCAATCTTTGGCTGGAACGTATCTTCACCAACGGCTTTAACCATTTGGAGAGGTACGTATGGGCAGTAGAATACACCTGCGTCATATGCGTTAGTTCCCTTGTAACCTACAGTGATGTAGTCAGTAGAAGCATATGGATCGATGTAAACACGTACACGTCCGTTCAAAGTACCTGCAAAGGTGTTACCAGTGTCATCAACCTGAAGGTTAGTAGACATTGCAGGAGTGTAGTCCAACATACCGGAAGCAGCAAGTGCAGTAGCAACGTCTGAAGAACAGATAACTACGTTACCCTTTCCTCTACGAGTTTCTTTTGCAATTACGTTACATTCACGGTCAATCTGTACTACAAGACCCTTGAACTTCTCTGCAGACCAACGTCCGTCAGCGTCAGAAGAAAGGTCAAAAATACCCTTCGTAGTAACGTTAGCTTGTAACGCACCAGTCTTAGCTTGAGAGTTGATAGTACGGATAACTTCACGGTTGATTTCCGCAAGAATTTCCGTAGAGAGGATGTTAGCAAGTTCAGTTTCAGCGTCAAGACCATGAATCGCTTTAAGGTCTTGTGCAAGTTCCAAACTGTACTCGGCTTTCAGCGCACGAGACTGTGCAGTCACGGTTGCTTTTTCGATGGTGAAACCCATTTCTGCGAAAGGAGCACCAACACCGTCACCCAATGCTTCTGCAGTTGCAGTAGTCATTCCACCGGCAGCAAGTGCAGTTAGACGTGAATCGTCAACACTTGAGTCAGTAGTACGTACTGGAGCAGAGTTAGAAGAATCGTCAGAGATACCGTTGAAACCAGACGCATTGTCTGAGTCATGAGTACCAGTACGATCACCAGAGAACTGAGTCTCTGCTTCGTTGAATAGTGCTTCACGTGAAGAAGTTGATCCTGCACCGTAACGTGCCTTCATCGCAAAGATGAGACCAGTTGGGCCAGACATAGGTTGTACACCACACACGTCATATGCCATCAAGTTAGGCATTGCACGTCTTACTAGTGAGATGAGTACAGGGTTCCAGTTTGCAGCAGAAGTCGTGTTGTTGCCTGGGGCAGCTTCAGTCAGTCCACCAAAACCTTCGTGTTGTGCTTGCTCTTCAGCCATAGCACGTTCTTGGTTTTCGAGAATAGCAGCGGTTACTGCTTTACGTTGGTGATCTTTAATCTCGCCTGCAGAACTTTCGTTCAGGACGGGAGACCACTTCTCGATTAGTTGATCGTAAGAATTCATAGTTTTTTCCTTATTGAGATCGAGATGTTTTACGGAGTGCAGAGAGGTATGAATCCATTGCAGAAGATACTTCGACAGTTGTCTCAGGTTCTTCGTCTACGATTTCCACTTCCTCACTTACGGTTTTTGTAAAGTAAGATTCTTTGACAGTGGCAACCTTTGACTCGAAATCTTCGTCAAATTCAATGCCTTCTACCAATTCTGCTAACTTTTCTTTTTGGGTGTCTGCAAGACCACGAGCAGCTTCTGCAATGATTGCATCACGCTTGTACTGTTCGAGTTCTTCGCTCAACTTGATAGACTCACCAGTTTGCTTGTTGAGAGACTCTTCGAGTTCTTCAACTTGACCTGCTAGTTCGTCCACTAGGTCTACCTTGGTTTCAGGAACGTCAATGTAAGACTCTACGAATAGATCCTTCATCTTGTTCATAAAGCCTTCTGCAATTTCAGTACGGAGACCGTTCTGAACTGCGACTTTATTATCTTCCATCCAAGTTTCAACTACGTAGTTCAGGTAGCTGTCAACTTTCTCTACAAGTTCAGACTTGATAGAAGATACTTCTTCTGCCAACTCTTCTTTGTATTGCTCCTCTAAACGAGAAACTTCTTCTGACAACTTAGACTTAACTGCTGCCTCAAAGATAATTGAAGTCTTTTCCTTGAATTCGTCAGACAGAGTTGCCTCTGATTCCATGACTTGTTCAAGTTCTGCTCCAGTATCAATTTGAGTTTCTACAACTACTTCGTCCTGTACTTCGACATCTTCGTTCGACATCACCTTACCATATGCAGCTTGAAGATCGGCCTTTTTCATGCCGTTCATCGCACTGTACATAGCAGAGATCATGCCTGCTTTAGTCTTAGGCACAGGTGCCTGTTTAGTTGCGTCAGCAGCCTTATCAACAGATGCTACAGACTCAGGTTCGGATACGGCACCATCTGGTTCCTTTCCGCCTGAAGTACCGGAACCTTTCGGTGCGGCTTCTTCGAGAGTTTCCTCCACGATATCGTTATCAAGTTCATCGTGAAGTTCTACTTCGACTTTAGTTTCATCAGTCATTATAGACTCCTATATTTTAGATTTGATTAACGAGAGGAAATTCTTAAACTCTCGAATTTGTACAGCAGAACTGTACATCTTCGGTGCTGTTTTTATTTCTGTCTCAATCTGTTCAATTATCTGAGGTTCCAAAATGCCGTTATTCCAAACCCAATCTACACCTTCCATGATACCATTAACAAAAGCGTCAGGTGCGGAGGGGTCTTGCACTATGTCCACCGTTGCAAGATGAAAATCATCTTTAACGTATGCGACACCATTTCGGTTCTCTAGACTTCCCATACCACGAGTTGACACACCTAATTGAACACCACCCTCAAGAAGACCTTTCACGATCTTACCCATTGGGGTATCAAGTATTTGTGCCTTTCCAACCACATTATTTCCCTCAAATTTGAGGTCAGTAATAAGGTGTGAAACTTTATCCAAGTTAACAGTCGGGCCTTCGGGGTGGTTTAGTTCCCCTACTGCACGTTTCTTGCTAACCTGTTCCTTAACGTACTTACCTACTGCCCTTTCCATAATTGGTTTAGGGTAGACACGTCCGTTACGGTTTTTTTGATCTGCTTGTGCGAACACGCCTTCGATGACGTACTTCTTTTCACCGTCTTCTTTTTTCTCTACGATACATTGAATATCGTTTTCGTAGTATTCGCTAATTAATTTCATTTATCTCAGTTCCTTTACAACTGTTTGTGCAGTTTTTTCTGCCTCTTTCTGTGACTTGAAGGTGTCTAAAAAGTCACCGTCAATGTGCACATCGAAACCTTTTGTACCTTTCGTGATTACCACGGGCACTTTGTTAATCTTCTTGTTGAAGACAACTTTACCTTTCGGTTTTTTGGCCTCACGAATCTCTTGAAAAGTTTTCATTAGTTTCCTCAGTACTTATTATTTATACAAATTAATTATTTAACTTGCAATTTTTATTACTTTATGAAGTCTCCCCGACTTCATCATCTTGTGAAACTTCTTGCTCCACTTCTTCATCTTCTTCATCATTTTCTTCCTCATCTAAATCATCCTCGAATCGATCTAACTCATCGTCTTCGGGTACATCAATTTCTTCCACTTCTTTATCTGAATAGATATCTTGTGCGACAGATACTTTCTCTGCTTCAAGTGCATCGTGCATCTTGTCAGCCAACACATCATCAAAATGTGTTTTCGCTTGATTGAAATTCTGACCTGCAATTGCATCGATCAGTTCTTCAATAGGGTTAACTACTTCTTGTTCTACTTCACTCATTATTGACCTCCAAAGTCATCATTAGATTCATCGTCTCCGGCAGAGTTCTCACCTTCGACTTCCGCTTTCATTTTTTCGATATCTTCATCGGACATCATCATCACGTTCTTCATAACCCATTCACGTGAGAAGTACTCACCAACATATGAAGTAATACGATCCATCGTATCTAAACGTTCTTTTAACAATTCAGCGTTCTTTAATTCAGTGAAATGATTGTCACGAATAAAGTCTATCTGAATGTCGTTCTTCCAAGAGTCCCAGTCTTGTTCTGTAATCACACCCTTCAGAATCAATTGTTTCTTCAGGATTGATGTGAACATATTACCGAAACGTCTACGCAACCGATCTACAAACTTCTGGAACTTTACTTCGTCCCTAGAGATCTCAGTTGATCTTCCCAGTGAGAACTGTGCTTCCTGTTCAAGACGATTGATAGGAACGTTCAATGAACGATACAATCTCTTTTGGAAGTAGATGATATCATCTATCTGACCTAGATTCTCACCGCCTGGCAGTGTTGAAATTTCTGTACCACGACCACCTTCTTTACGAGGTAGCCAAAAGTCTTCTAACATTGACATGTGTTTACGGTCATCTTTCAATTGACCTGTGTCAGCATCGTATACTAACTTGTTTCGGTAACGAGACATGATATCTTTCATGTGAGTCTCTGCCTTACCTGCAGGCATGTTACCTACGTCAATATAGAAGATCCTACGTTCTGGTGCACGTGCAAGACGATATATTACCAGACTATCTTCCATCATCCGCAATTGGTTGATGGGTTTGATTGCTTTATGTAGGTAGGATACTACACGCTTCTTTGTTGGGTCTGTTAGACCCGAAGTCACATATGAAACAGCATCCGGAGTCAGTTTGACTGCGTTCTGTGTGTTACCGGATTTCTCTTGGAACACATAAAACTCATCTGTCTTATCGACAATTTTTGCGCCTGTCTTCGAATCCTTTTTATATTTAACTTCTTTAACTTTACGAATTTTAGTAGCATCAATCATACGGATCTCTTGGATCCCGTTAGACATTGATGATTCGTTTACTACGAGGTGGTGTACTAGTCTACCGTCAACATACCATGAACGGAAGATGTCGTGACCCAACTCATTAAAATTTAACATTGAACAGATGCCGTCAAACTCTTCCTGCATGATCTTCTTGATCTTATCGGATACTTCGACACCATCTAAGTTTAACTGGACGGAGGATTCCATCTCAGAACCAGACACCGATTCATTTACGATGTCTTCGATTGCCGCATCCACTTCTGGATGTTGTGCAACCCCACGATACTTCATGATGAGTTCTGCGTTATCCTTCGCATTGTCACCATTGATATCAATGTATTGTCCGTAGTGTGAACCGGACGCAGTAACATAACCTGCACCATCATCATCCGTCTTAGGGACGATAGAAGGCAACTTCTCATTCTCTTTGTTTGGATCTTTTTTACCCGCTCTGCGGATCTCGAATCCAAATAACTTCACCACGTTGTTATTGTCATCTGCCATTTATTAACCTCGGTCTAAAAAATGCATGGGCAGATTATTCCACCCATGCACTTATTTAGTCAACCATTAACTGGTTGTATTCGACTCCCAGTACTGGACTTGGAACTCAACTGTGAACTCTTCCACTGCATCGACTGTCTCGTAAGACAATTCGATAGCTGCGATATTAGTTGGGAAACAAGAACGGAAGTTGTATGTTTTCAATACAATACCATCTTTGTCCAACTGTTCTACCGACAGATCAGTTTGGTATTCAGCAGGATCGTTAAATCCAGTGTTTGCGTTGTGCGAATTGATGCCGTTCATCCAACGTTCCATTGCATCACGAACAGCAAAGTCAGTATCGTTAATAACGGTTACTGTCCAAGTTTCAAATGTACGGTCACCCGCAATTTTCAACTGACGACCACGGAAAGGTACCGTGATCAGACCTACTGTTGATGCAGGAAGCGCTGCAGCTTTACACATAAAGGAAGTAAGTTCCGCATCGCCAAGGGCATATGCAGGAAAGTTCATCTTCACGTTAAAGAGGTTTGGACGAGCGCCACCACCTTTCAGTTTAGACTTAAAGTCATCTACGCCTAAAATAGCCATGGTCTACTCCTTATGCGCCTACCGTGCCAACTATCTCTTCGAAGTCTACACCAGTTCTAACAGCAACAAAGTTCAATTGAACAAAGTTGATAGAACGTGCAGGTTTCACAAAGATATTTGCCACGAATTGGTTATTGTCAATCACCTCTTGGTTATTGTTTGTTTCGTCACAAACAACACGGAAGTCGGTGATACCTCTTCGACCCTTAACTCTACGGAGGAAAGGTTCTACAATGTTAACAAACTCAGCACGAGTAAACTCATCATTGAATTCGAACATTACATTTTTCGCAGCTTCTCCAATAGACTTCTCAATCGCAATGAACAAACGTCTTACGTTGATACGGTCAAATGCAGAAGGTCTGCTCTCCAACGTCTTATCACCAAACAAGATCAGACCAGTGCCCGGAATGTTTGCGATAGGGTTGATACCTGATTTATACAGAGAATCACGTTGGGTTTGATTTGGGTTAGTCAAGATACTTGTGACACCACGATAGTTACCACGTCTCTGACCCGCAGGTGAATACCAAGGATCTGCAATAACATCTGTAGATGCCATTAGACCCGCAGTACTTGATGCGGCAGGGATGTTGATATACTTGTCGTTGTACTTGTCAAAGACCTTGAAGAAGTTGTTATCCACAACTAAGTATGATGATTTCGTAAATGTACCCGTTGTCGAAACAGCGTTGGTAGTTGCTTGTGCGTCAGTTTTACCCACGATTCCTGCCTTGTCTATAGAGGTAAGAACCACACAGTCTTTACGAGCATTTGCAATTGATACTAAGTCATTTACGACTGTAGTAGCATTAGCTTCGTTTGCATGTTGAGGTGCGATCAAGAAGTCAATCTCAGTTGCGAGTTTGTCTTCGAACAGATCGTAACCAGTTGAGAAATCTCCAGTTCCAAGAGTAGCAGAAGCTTGTCCACCACCAAGGTTAACTGTACGCATTCCATCTGTCAGTGTAGTATTGATACCATAGTTGGTTGCAGTGTCTACGTCTGGTGTAGTTCCCCAGTTCTGACCAAGGTTGCTAAAACTAGAACCGAAGGCAGAGTCATCACCGAAGTAACCATTCCAGATATACTGAGAGTTATCGTTCAGTACGTCAGAGATGAAGTTGGGTGAGTTGTCTGGAGTAACTGCGCCTTTAGCAGCAGATAGATATGCAAATTTCTCTAGAACAGTACCTACAGTACCAGAGATGGCACCAGTACGGTCTACGATTGCAACGTGAACTTCGTCATTAGATGCACCATTAGTGGATGCATAAGATGAAGTGCCGGGTTTCCCATCAAATTCATCTGCATAAGCCCAACCTGTAAAGTGATCTGCACTTGCAGAATCTCCTGCAGGACAGTAAGATACAGTAAGTGCATTACCTAAATCGCCAGGATATTTGGCAATAAAAGTACCAGATGATGTTGCGGAAGCACCTTCACCAACAGCAGAAGAAACAGTGTTATCCCAATGTGATTGATTATTTACAACCAATGAGTTACCATCTGAATCACCGGCAAATTTGGTGAGTGCACTGTGAGCGTTTTGCCCACCGTTGTTCTCACGTACAACTTGCAAAGTTTGTGAGTATTTTAGAAAGTAAGCAGCGGAGTGAAAGTCCACTGAATTAGCGGTGTCAGGGGTTCCGAAAGTGGTAACCAATCCAGTCTCATCTGCGATCAGTGTCCTCTCATGTACAGGCCCCCAACGAAAGTTTCCTACGAATGCACCACCAGAAGAACCGACTGCAGGTACAATGCCTGTCTTGTCGATTTCGCTGATATTGATTCTAGGAGATGCGGGTTTGACAGCCATAGCATTTTCCTTTAGTTTCGTTAACGAATAATACGGTTATCATAATACGGTTATATTCAATACCTTTATTTATAGTTATCGGTGTTTTCAGAACTCTCCGGTATCCAGAACATGTTCAATGGAGTGCCATCCTTCATGTTGATCTTGTTGATCTGCCCAATCTGTTCCGTCATCTACGAATCCAAATGGTACAACATCAGCTTCTATATCTTTCATCCTCTGATCAAACAACATTTGTTTGACGTTTATGTCTGTCATGTCTGCAAAGAACTGTGTAGACACGAAGTATCCAAACATCACCAAGTTCATCATCAAGTCATCGTGGTTTCCATCGGATGCCTCGTATGACTGTCCTCTTGCGGTAAACGTAGAGATCTCTAGTATGGTGTTCTCATCCCTAATGTCTAATTTATTATTCTCAAGGATATCTTTGATAGCAGAACAACCCAGACGTTTTGTCTTTCTGTTCATTTCGATACCTAGTGCATTCGCCTTGATTGCACTGGATGTATGGAGGTTCTCATACTCTAAATCATAGTATAGACCATTACAAACCACAGATCCTTGATCATTCGCTTCAACTACAACCCATGCTTCGTTGTAGAGAACTGCGTACTTATATATAACATTAGGAAAGAGTAGTGGAGAAATAGTATTACAGCGATAGGCAGCAACCTGTCTAAACGGACGCTCCGTAATGTCGATGACCTGAAAGGTAGAATAATCCTGTCCTCTTCCTTTTGACACATCCACCGTCATGATATATTCATGTTCAGGGTTGGGTTCGTCATAAATTAAACAGTCACCCGATTCTAATATATTAGAGGGGTTGACTGCTCGTAGAGACATCAAAGTCTCTGCGTTGATTAAGGTATCACCTGTCCCGAAGAAGGTGTTGCCAAACTCTTGGTCGAATTGCAATTGGGAAGTATTCGCAATTGTCTCTGCCTTCCATTTTTCGTCTCTGCCTGGCACATCCCACCAGTCCACACGGAAGGGTTTGTACTCGTTCGTCTTTTGTACAGCACCCGTCCAGATCTTCTCGAACTGATTACCGATACCGTTTGCGGTAGATGTGATGATTACCTTCGTGTCTTTACCAGATGAAATTACTGGATACGTTGACGTGTAGAACTCAGCAGCGTTTTCAACGAAAGCAAACTCATCGAGAAAAAGTAAATTAACAGACATACCACGAATAGAAGACCCACTAGTAGCAGCAGCAATGATTCGAGAATTGTTACTAAACTCAATTGAACCTTTATTAAGAGCTTTGCAGCCAGGCTGTAAGAAGAACGGGAGATTCTCCAACATGAGGGTGACTCTTGAGAGCATCTCTCTTGCGGTTGCACCTTTGTTGGCAAGAATGGCAATAGTTTTTTCAGGGTGGAATAGAGCGAACCAAAGGAGGAAACCAACTGACGATATAGACTTCCCAGACTGGCGGCAAGCAAGTATGATAGAAAACCTATTATCGTTAAAATGGTGGAACATCTGTTCCTGATATGGGTATAACTTGAAGTCCACCAATCCTTTGTCAAGATGCACCACCTTTACATAATTCGTGCAGAAGTATGCAGGATCTTCCATGCACTTCTTGTATTCGGTTATCTTGTGTGCGTCCCACTCTTCTGATACCCCATCCCTTTTTACATTCGGGTTACCTAAATAGGATTCTTTATTCTGTATCGTCATGTTCAATCACGGTTTTCTCATTCTGTAGAAATCTCTGTAGATCTGTGGTTGACCCTATAAAAATGTTATTGGTATCCCCACTCTTGTTTTCTAAAGCAGGACGATCCATAATCTCCAGTTTCTTTTTACTCGTATGGAGTGCGACCAGTCGGTCAGAGACTTCTGCAGTATTTTTGATCATGGTTGCAAGAACTTCAAATGCACGAGGATGTTCAGACTGGCGGGCTAATTCCATCATCTCTTCGATACCCTCTTGACCTTTTTCAATTAGGTTATAGAGGACTTCACGAGAATACTCGTGATCCGATTCTACTTTTTTGTCTGTCATTATATCGCACTATCTAAATAAGCAATGTTAAATCCGTAATCACTGTCAAGACTAACCCCTGCAGGAGTGGGAGTGATCTTCATTCTGGTTTGGAATACCTCATCATCATTATCTCCCTCAAGAATATATAGTTGATTGTTAACTTCACGGATAAGTCCCTGAGTACCTAGTGGCCCATAGAAGTTAATTTTCATATTAAAACTAAGTGTATAAACAATCGTTCTACGATCACCTATAGATCCTTCGAAGTCATCACTCAATGCAACTGACTGAAGAATGATTGGAACATCTTCTTTAATATCAGGATGGGTGGATCCGAATGGTTTTACACTCAAAGTATACTGTGGGTTGAAATATGGTAGAACCTGTTCTACGATCTGCAGCGCATCGTCCTGAGACTTTGCATAGATATTTACGTCAAAAGTTATGTCGTATGGAGTTACAGCGAAGAATTTGTTCTTCTTATTACTATCTCCTGCAATTGCACTAGAGAACACATTTGTCTTGGGTAACTGACGAATAGAGTCATATGTCATTGCAGTGATTTCAAATGACATACGAGGAAGTTTCATTGCGACCCTACGTTCCGCATCTTCATTATTCATCTGTTGCAGACGTTCTAGGAAGTTTCTCTTAGGTGCGTAGGATAACGGTACCTTCACCTGAGATATAGTTTCACCCTGTGCGTTTTGTCGCAAAACATACATGTTATTGAACATAGATCCAAATACGGATACCGCAGTTCTAACTCTTTTGTGATAAAAGTGTGTACCAAACATTATGAGATATCTCCAAATGGATTGTTCTCTGAGAAGTCTAAGAAGTCTCCTTCAAAGTCATCAAAGTAATCATTCTGTGTGACAGGTTCACTATTACCTACAGTGTCTACCTGTTGTATATAATTCAACTCTTCTACCAGTGTAGGTGAATAGGTTGCCGACTCACCGACAACGGCATTAGATGAATTGAACGTATGGAACTTACCATCGGTTGCACCTACGTGTGCGAGGTAAAGAACATTGTCTGAATCTGACCATCTACCAACTTCACCTTTCATGGTATAAGATCCGGTGGTCTGAGTTACTATTTCATTCTTGACATAGTTACCACCAGTGTAAGGTGCAGAGAATGTTATTGTTGGTTCATCGTTGTAGTAGAGACCTGCTTGTTGCAGTTCTACTGCATTCAGTTTACCATCATCGGTGATAGTTGCAGTTCCAGTTGCCGAGATCGCATTGAAGTGATTAAGTACGGCATCGTAGGTTGGATCATCATCCCATTCATAAGTTGAATTGTCTGTTTCGATACTATCACTGTTACCTGATACAACATATCTTGGTTCTAAAAGTTGTGCTTTAGTTCCTACCTGTACACGGAACTCATCGATGAATCCGTTCAGTGCAAGCCAATCAACTCCGTCCACATTACGTGCAGCAGTAGAACCAATAGAGAATCCTTCGTCTCCTACCCAGTTCCAAGTCACACCTGCAAGAGTTGTGTCGAGAACCTTAGCACCATCGAAGTAGATGACTATGTTGTTGGTGTCGAATGCACCGATTAGTAAATGGTGCCAATCTCCTGTTTCGAATAGAGCAGTACCACCAGTTAAACTAGTAACTGAACCTCCCCCATTATCACCCCTACTATATACCAGTTGTCCTAAATTGTCAACACCCCAGAAGTAAGTATTTTCTTGATCATTTCCGTCACCACCTATTTTGAAGATTACAGATTGACCCGACTGAGGAAGTGTGGTAGTCTGTATCCATGCTTCGACAGTACCATGCAATCCGGTTTGACTAAAGGTTGATTCTAAACCACGACCACGGTTAACGTCTAGAGATGAATTTCCTAGTTTAGAAAGTCCGCCAGGGTTGTCACTAATAGTGACTGTTGGCGCAACATCATAACCCTGTCCACGATCAGTTACGAGAATCTCAGTAACTACACCATCTGGAGTAATTGTTGTTGTTCCTTCTGCAGTTGCATCTGTAGGAGACATCATGGTTAGTTTGTACTGGTATGCAGACTCATCTTCAACCACATCGATAGTATCGACACCAGTATCAAAGTCTTCATCGTTGTACTCAAACAACTCACACTGAAGTCTGAAGGTAGGTAGATTACTTAACTGATAGAACGGAGTCTCGGTCTCTACCTTGTAGATCTCAAATATAGAGTTTGACATAGGTAGATAAATGACATCTCCCTCACGTGGACGGAAGTTGTGTGCATCTAGTTTATCACCGATCAGTTTTTTCCAACGTCTACGGGCAACCACGAATGTTGCTTGATCACGTAACTCCACACCAAACTTGGAGAATAAATCTCCTTCACCTTCGAACCCTTCTTGGTTCTCGACATACATTTCAATCTTATAGGAGTCAGAGAACCGTGATGGTACGTCATCAAGGAACACTTTATCTTTATTGACAATTTCACGAGGCAAGTAATATACGTCTTCTCCGTAGAACTTCAAAGACTCGATTACTAGGTCTTCGTACAAGCCTTGCTCGTTACGTGCACCTCTTGAAATCCATGGATTAGTAGCCATTAATTACCCCACGAAGAACATTGGGCCAATGTCTTCTTCTTCTCTAAACTTAGTCATAACCATTTCTATGTCTTGATTCGCATCTTCTAGAATCTGTCTACCCGATATGGTCACCCCGCCAGGCAGTGTCATACCTTCGAACTTAGACATGTTAATTCCCCATTGACGTTTGATCAATGCTGTGGTATAATTCTTTAAAAACTTGTGATTCCACAAAGAAACATAATCAGATAAGACACCAGTATCCGGATCAATATCTGCATACACCTCTAACATAATATAACTACCTACCTCAAAGTCTTCTTTAGATTGATAGAAGTAGAGTCTTTGTCCCTGTCTATCAAAGTTAATTATAGGCACACCACTTAATTTCATATCAAGTAGAGAAAGGTGTTGTTGCATTTGTTCATAGTATGCAATATCACCTGCATAATTATTTAGGTCAGTGATATCATTTAACATCATCTGATACTTAATATCAAAGAAGTTAGTAGAAGCGGTCATGTTATTCACGGGGAACATACGAATGACCTGCATAACTTCAGTACCCAGATCGATATATCCATTATCAATATCGTCTTGAGTCATTGCATGACTGAGATAGAAACGTCTAGATCCATCCGGATGATGTTCACGGAACCACTGTAACGCTTCGTCTACACGATCTTCTATCTGTTCGTCAGCGACATTAATCTCGACCACTGGACTACCCAGTGCTCTTAGACAGTAGTCAATTAATTCATCTCTTGTATTTGGAATTGCCATTTCTATACCTTAGTTGAGTAGCGTACCCGCTGAGTTATATACGTTGATCCTATAGTGTGACCCTTCTTGTCCGTCTAGTTTGTCTGCATCAAGATTCGATCCCGAACCATCTACAGTTTTGATTTCGGTCAAAAGTTCTGAAGCGGTTCTTTCTGTAAACGACATGACACCAGTCGCTGAACTATAAGACAGAGAACCAGTCCCACTGATACCTGCTCTTGCAATCGTTGTTATATCTGCAGAGTCTACGTGTAGATTACCTACATGAAGATCACTTAATGTTACTGAACCCGCAGAGAAATTACCAGATGCATCTCGTGCAACAATTGCGGATCCGGTGTTTGCGGCAGTGGCAGTAGTCGCAGAGTTGTTTACCTTACCTGCAGTACTAATCGTTGCAAGTTTGGTATCTGCAATTGCGGCATCGGATTTAATGTCTGCGTTAATGATTGTATCGGCAGTGATTCCGGCAGAGATAGTAATGTCTGAACCACCATTGAATGATGTCGCAGTACCAGTAACATCACCACTAATTGCAATGGTTCTTGAATTTGCAAGTAGTGTTGCAGTATCGGCATTACCAGTTACATCTCCAGTCAAGTCACCAGTAAAGGTATCTGCAGCGAGTTCTCCCAGAGTGAAGTTACCCGCACCCGTATTGATGTTACCATCTATGTCAAGATCGTATCTGTCGAATATTTTGAATTTAGATTCAGATGCATCATAGAAGAGACCCGCATGAGTATACGGTTGAGAACCTGTATTGTAGTTACCAACGATACCAAAGTCTTCGTTAA